CACCGAAGTATCTGCTATTGTTTGTGTTGTTACTGTGTCAGCCATTAACTTGTATATCCTGATTCTTTTTGCGCCTCTATTACTACATTATAACTTGTAACATCAGAGTCGCTTGTTAGTAAAATATCACCTATTGCATCTTTAATTCTATCTTCACTTGGTTTCAATCCGTAGTTTCCTCTACCCGTAATTTCTACCTTTTTTTCTATATCGTTTTTAAAAAATATTGTACACTTACCAGTGCCTAATATTTCATAATGTATATCTGCGATTGAAACTTTAGGTTCCGAAGTCGCATTATTTGAATTTACAACATCTACCAAAGTCTGTTCGTCTTCACTTCCAACTCCATTCGCTTTAACTATAATGTTAAAACTATTATCCGTTAGCTTGGTAGCCGTAATCATAATTAACTTCTTGGTGAACCTACAGCTGATGCGTGACCATTCGCCATTGTAATTTTATCATCTGGTGCTTTTTCAATAATTACTGTGTCGCCTGCTGTATGTAAATATACTTGACCTAATACTGTACTATCTAAACTTCTTATTTCAATAGTTTGTGTAGCACCAGTTGCTGTACATCTAACAAAATGAGCACGATCAATATCATTAAGTGATGGATTGTTTACCACATTACCTTTTGCTATTACTGTTGACATTATTTGTCCTCTCCTAATTTTTCAATTACTTCTTTATCAAAGTAATCTTCTATTTGTTTAACTTCTAAATTATGTAGAGCAGCAACTTCTTTAATTGCGCTTTCAAATCTTTCTACAATGTTACCTTTCGCTTGTTCATAAAACGAAAAAACATCTTTAACTGCGTCTTTCATGTTCGGCGAAAGACTATTGTAAGTATTAGAATCTATTAAAAGATTCTGTTTAACTATTTGGCTGACCTGCATTTACATCTACTCCTACCATGGTATCTGCTGTACCGTCTATTTCTAATTCAGCTTTTCCATCATTTTCAGTAGTATCAACTATACGACCTTCTTTATCAAAAGTTCCTGGATCAGCTATTTCAGGTTTAGGGTCACTATGTGCCTCTGCTTCAGGTATAGGGTTATCTATTTTATTAAATAAATTACCAGCCATATCTTTTCTATGATTATCTAAAGTTTGACCAACCTTAACTCTTAAAGCATCTTTAAATGCTTCACCAGCACCAGCGTTATCGCCTACCGCAAGTTTGTCAATAAAATTTTTAGTTTCTTCACTCATTATTTTTTCTCCTCAGTTACTTGAGCCATGGGGTTTTGAATAATACCATCATCAATTTCTTTTTTAATTTGTTTATCCATTTCTTCCATTTCTCTATCGTTTTGTTTTAAAACATTTTTTCTTATATATTGTACAGAATAAAACTTACCAACATAGTCTCTCATTTCATTTGCTAATGCTAATCTTTCTCTTTGAAGTTCAGCGTTTTTTAGTTCAGCAAAGTGTCCATCCTGTATGAAATCATACATTATACAGTCTTTAACTATGTGCCAGTCTTGTTCAGCTATGACACCTTTTAACACCAACTGTGTTCTCATAATGTCATTAAACAATTCTGTAAATTTCTTTCTCAGTCTTTGTACAAACTTTGTAAATTTAAGTTCATCTCTAGTAATCTCACTCGCTCTACCCATATTAAAACCTTGTGAGCTTTCTAATCTACTAACAGGAACATTTAGAGAACGATATAGTTTTGCTCTAAAGTATTCTACATCTGTCATTTCGCCTAGGTTTTGACCACCTGGTAAAGTAGTAATATCTGTTCCTCTACCACCTTCTCTACTTGGTAACCAAAAGTCTTCTAGCATTGACATATAGTTTCTATCGTCTCTTATCTCACCAGTACCAGCGTCATATACAAGTTTGTTTCTATATCTTGCCATAACGTCTCTTAGGTATTGTTCAGCTTTCGCTTTTGGTAAGTTACCTACGTCAATTTTAAATATTCTTCTTTCAGGCGCTCTAGCAATTCTATAAATCACCACTGCGTCCTCAATCATTCTTAATTGATTAGTGGGTTTAATCGCTTTGTGTAAGTATGATAAGACCATGTTTTTGTTTTGATCTATGATACCTGACGGACAAAATGCGATTGTATCTGGCGCTATCTTAACACCTGATTGTCCAGTTGTACCAGATAACCCTCTTTCATTAAATAAAAAGTATTCAACATACTCATCTACAACAGCTAGACTATTTAAAGCTGATGGACTAGGTACATCAGGTCTTTTCTTTCTAACTTCTCTTATCTTTTTAATCTTTCTAGGATCAATATATTTTAATTCTGTTATACCCTTTTTAGGGTTGTCTCTATCAATAATCTTTTGATAGAATATTCTACCATCCACATACCATCTTCTGAATATGTCATGGCCTTTTGTATTGAAGTTCATTAATCTTAAAACTTCCTGGAATTCGTCTTCTATTTTTCTTTGTATATCTCTGCCGTATGGTAAGTTATTAAAGATAACTCTTACTGCATCTTTCAATTCATTCGCAACAATACCCTCATTGACAATATCTTCTATCGCCATATCACACTCTGGGTGCATTGCTATTTCTCTATATCTACGGATAAGGTCTTGCTCTGTCTTCGCACTACCCTCCATATCCAAGTAAGACCCAAAGTGACCCCCTGCCGAAACAGTTTGAGTACCGTCTTCAGCCTGATTGGTTGTAAAACTTTGTTTTGGATCTGCTTGCTTTTTGAGTTTTGTAATACTAAACCCGAATAGTTCTGCCATAATTTATCTCCTATACTAATACTACTTATACTAGTTTTAAAAGAGGGGCCGAAGCCCCTCTAGTTTAAAAATTAAGTTGTAGTATTTGATTCAAAGTATTGGTAACTAAAAGTCACCTCAAACGTTTCAATCGCATCAGTAGTTTCGTAGTCTAGTGGTATACCACCTACAGCTGTCGGGAATGCTCCTCTCAACGTGTAAGATTTAATCGTATTACCATTTCTGTCTAAATGATCTATGAAAGCATCAACTTGATAGTCAACTGGGTTAGTTAAACCTTCGTTGTCAGTCATATTGTTAATACCGTTCTGCCATCTTTCAAACGCATTCTTCAGTCTGAAATTTGTATCATTGTAACAGGTTACAGTCCACGCATCTATTGTTCTATCTCCAGCAATCTTAATATCTCTACCTCTAAATTTAACATCTATGTTTCCAATATTCATAGCTGGTAATGAAGTAGCTTTACATAAGAAAGCCATATCTTCTATTTCGCCACCAACACTTGCGTAACCAGGAAAAGGCATTGTTACCTTAAACTGATTGGCTCTAGCGCCACCGCCAGCAAGTTTAGCTTTGAAGTCGTTAATGTTTGCCATTTTATTTCTCCTCTACTAACCTGCTACTTCGTCAAACGAAACGCCGGTTCTAGTTGCAACGAAAGATAATGTGATAAAGTTGATACTTCTAGCTGGTTTAATGAATATCTCAGCTATAAATTCATTTCTATCAATTACTTCGCCTGTGTTGTTAGTTTCATCACATACTACTAAAAAGTCTGTGATACCTCGTCTACCTTGTACTTCTCTTAGGAAAGGTTCTACAATGTTTCTAAAGTTCGCTCTTGTAAATTCATCATTGAATTCAAACAATTGGAATTTAGAAGCTGTAGCAATTGCCTTTTCTAATACAATAAACAATCTTCTTACGTTTATTCTATCAAAAGCACTTGGTGTAGTTAGACCTGTCTTATCGCCAAATAAGATTGTACCTTGACCTGGGAACGTAGCAACTGGGTTGATACGTGCTGGGTAAAGTATATCTCTTTGAGCTTTAGTTGGGTTGTATGCCAACTTAACTGCGCCTCTAACGATACCTCTGTTGAAACCAGCTGGTGAGAACCAACTATCAGCAACAGTATCTGTTCTAGCCGCAAGACCTGCTATATCACCATTTAATGGAACAAATCTATATACGTCAGAGTATCTGTCGTATTGGTATTTGTATCCACTATCAAATACAGCATATGAAGACGATCTAACAGTGTCAAAGAAACCTTTAACATTATTCGTCTGTGTATTTGAGTTAGTGATATTAACTACATCTGATCTTTGTGGTGAAGCAAATACAACTGCATCTTTTCTTTCTTCAGCAATTGTAATCAAGTTGTCAATGTGAGTTGAGCTACCTGAAGGACCAGCCATAATTAGACCAACGTCAACTGTTTCAGCATCTTGGAATTTTTCATATGCTGTTTTTAGTTGTCCGTCAGTTACTGTTGATCCGTTGTTACCACCAGATAATGATTCTAAACTGTTAGTATCTACAGCAGTGAAAGTTGTTCCACTTGCTGCGTTACCCCAGTTAGTACCAGTTGTTAAGTGATCCATCCAATAGATGTATTGTGATCTATTGTATATTACGTTTGGATAGTAGTTATCGTCTCCTTGTGGAGTTTTTGCATCTGACGCTTTAGAAAGACTAGAAAATGATTCTAATACTCTTCCTGGTTCGCCAGAAATTACACCGTCTTCGTCAACAACAACAATATGGAGTTCATCGCCTGAACCTGATCTAGCAGATACATACGCTGAAGTTCCAGGAGCTCTGTCAACTGACTCGTAATACTTCCATCTTCTTTTGATTTTACTATTGTCAGCGATTACTCTTTTCAATCCACCAGCACCTCTAGGGTGTTGAACGATTGTTAGAGTTTCACTTGTAATAGCTGTTATTCTATAAAAATCTCCGTCATCAAAGTCTTCAGTACTTGCTGTTGTAGAAAACTGAATAATATCGCCTACACTAAAATTACTTCCTTCATCAACTGCGATAGTAGTATTACCTACTGCGTTTGTTGTTGAATCTGAAGCAACTAATGAAGTAGATACTGATTCGTAAGCTGTCGCACTTGGGCAAATAGATACTTGTAAACTATTTCCGTGTGTTCCAGCTGTTCTAGCAGCAAATGTACCTACTACTCCTTGACCTGTGGAGTAATTGTTTATGTAGTCATCAGTATTTTTAATCAATGTACTTGATCCGCTTGATGAAGCGTTTGCTAATGACGTTGTTTGGGCTCGTACTACTCTCAAAGCATTACTATATTGCAAGAAGTTAGACGCTGTGAAAAAATACTCAAAGTTAGTTGAAGTAGGTTTTCCGAACGTATCTACTAATTCTTGTTCACTAGAGATTGAAACAATCTCATCAACAGGACCTTTACCAAATTGACCCGCAACTGCACCAATACTAGTTGATACTGCTGGGATTATATTAGTTAAGTCTCTTTCTTGTACGAGAACACCAGGTGATACTTGAAATGCCATTGGTATATTCTCCTCTTTAATTAGCTAATTTATTGTTAATTTCAAAATTCGTAAGTTTTCTTACGTCCATAGTCAAACTTTTTATCATTGTAGATATTTATAATAACCCAAAAGTAGAGATTATTGTCCCTTTCTTACGACAGGATACCACTTTGTTCCATATTCGTCTATTGTGTCTTCATCGGTGATTTCATCAATCCCATTATCTACAAATCCAAAAGGCGCCATATCTTGTTCCATCAATTTTTGCTGTTCTTCATACATCTGATTTCTAATATTTGAATCTGATAATTCCTTAAAGTAAGGTTGATTAGATAACCAGCCAAATATAACTAGACACATAATCAAGTCATCATTACACCCCTCTTCTGCCTGCCATGAGTTACCTCTACGAGAAAAAGTGGACATTTCTTCAATTATGT